TCTAATGATGTAATGGACACAGTAGAAAGTTTAATGCCATCTCTTATGAAGATATTTACTTCAGGAGATAATGTATTTGCTTGCGAAGGTGTTGGACCTGAAGATGATGAAATGGCTAGACAATGTTCTGACTATATTAATTATATCTTCTTGAAAGAGAACAATGGATTTACATCTTTATATACAGCATTTAAAGATGCACTTATCCAAAAGAATGGAATTTTAAAAATTTATTGGGATGATTCCCAAAAGACTGAAAGAGAAGAATATACAAGATTAACAGATGATGAGTTTGATGATTTAGTTTCAGATCCACAAGTAAAAGTTTCAAATCATTCCAAATATAAAGAATCAATCACAGATGATCGTGGTAAAGAAATAGATAAAATAGAATTACATGATGTGGTTATTCATAGAACAAAACTTTATGGACAAGTTCGTATAGAACCAGTTCCTCCTGAAGAATTCTTAATTGAAAGAAGATGTAAAGATATTAATTCAGCTAACTTTGTTTGTCATAGAACAAATAAAACTAAAACTGAATTAGTAGAAATGGGTTATGATCGAGACCTAGTCGAAGGTTTACCAACTGGAGATACAGATTATTTTACTGAAGATAAATTCACAAGACATCAAAATATAGATTTTTCACATGGTTTATCCGATGGCGATAAATCTACAAATGATGTTTTAGTCCATGAATGTTATATTAAAATGGATGTCAATGATGATGGTAAAGCAGAGTTATGTAAAATAACAGTAGCAGGTGATGCTAAAAAATTATTAGATGTAACAGAAGTAGATTCAATACCTTTTATATCTATGACACCTGTTATTATGCCTCACAGATTTCATGGTAGATCTATTGCAGAATTAGTAGAAGATATACAATTAATTAAATCTACTGTTATGAGACAAATGTTAGATAATATGTATCTAACAAATAATAACAGAGTTGCCATCCAAGATGGTCAAGTTGCTATGGATGATCTTCTTACAAATAGACCTGGTGGAATTGTAAGAACTAAGCAACCACCTTCTAATGTAATGATGCCTATTCAAGCACAACCAATTACAGAACAAGCAAGTGGTATGTTAGCATATCTAGATTCTGTTAAAGAAACTAGAACTGGTGTTAGTAAAACTTCACAAGGTTTAAATGCTGACTCATTAAATAATAAAACAGCAACTGGTATGAACCAGGTTTTAACTCAATCTCAAATGAGAATGGAGTTAATTGCAAGAATATTTGCAGAAACTGGTGTTAAAGATTTAGCTTTAAAAATATTCGAGTTGGTATGTAAGTACCAACAAAAAGAAAAGATCGTAAGAATTAGAGGTAAGTATATACCTATGAGACCTTACGAATGGAAAGACAGAGTTAATGTTACAGTCCATGTTGGATTGGGTACAGGATCAAAAGAACAACAATTAATTCTTATTAATGCTATATTAGAAAGACAAATGCAGGCTATAAACCTTCAACAGAATGTTCATGGTCCTATGGTTAATTTAAGAAATATATATAATTCTTTAAAGAAATTAGTTGAAAATGCAGGTCTAAATAGTATAGAACCTTTCTTTATGGATCCAGACGTAGGAGCAGCTCAAATGCCACAACTTCCACCTAAACCACCTACTGAGTTTGAAAAAGTTACTTTAGCACAGGTTCAAGGTGAAAACCAAAGAGCACAGTTAAAAGCTGAAACAGAAATTAAACGTATTGAAGCACAAATGAGACAAAATCTTTTAGACTTTGAATTAAAGATAAAAGAAATTGAACTTAAATATGGATCTAAAATTGATGAACTAGAATTAAAACGTAGATCTATGATGGAACAAGAAGATCTAAAATCTTCTGGTAATCTAATGAAAGAAATAGTAAAAGGACAAGATCAATTCTTTAATACTCAACAACAAATAGATGGACAACAAAGAAAAGCAAGTCAGGGAAGGCAAGAGAGCCGAACAGCTCTTAAACGACCCCTTACTTAAAACAGCATTCGAAGATCTTCTTGGAATATATAAACAAGAAATCTTCAATACAAGTTTCACTGAGAATGACAAGCGTACATACCTTTGGGTAGCCTACAATCTAGTAGACAAAATCAGAGGTCATTTACAAAGCATCATGGCAAGTGGAAAACTAACTCAACAAGAGTTAGATCAATTAAATAAACGAAGTTAAGCTAACGCAACTTCAAATACGTCAACCAACAAGAAAGGAACGTTATGGCACAAGAACAAACTGTTCAAGGTGCTGCTGAAAAGATTTCAGGACTATTGAATCCTAAACAGGAAAAACAAGAAACTGAATCTAAAGCAGAACCATCAGAGTCTACTGAGAAACAGGAAACTCAAGAGAGTCAACCAAAGTCTGAAGGAACTCCTGAGGCGACTACTGAAAATACTGAGGTAACAGAAGAAACACAAACAGAATTAGAGGAACCAGAACTCCACCGAATTAAAGTACAAGGTCAAGAGTTAGAAGTTACCCTCGATGAGCTGAAAGCAGGTTATTCTAGAGACTCAGATTATAGACAAAAAACTCACACTTTAGGGTTAGAAAAGAGAGATCTTGAAGCTCAAAAGACGAGTTTGCGTCAATCTTATGATACTCGACTATCAGAGTTAAATGAACTTATTGCAACTGCTGACGCTACTGTCAGACAACGCCAAGGAAGTGAAGATCTTCAAAAGCTTTACGATGAAGACCCCACAGCTGCAGCCAAACTGGACTACCAGTTAAGACAACAAAATAGGCAGCTAGAGGATGTCAAGTCTAGAGCTAGAGAAGCTCAAGCACAACAATACGATGAATTCCTTGCAACACAGAAAGAGTTAGCAGCAACAAAAATACCAGAGTATAGCGATCCCAATAAAGCAGATCAGTTTAAATATAATATGCGTACTTCTTTACGTAATTATGGTTTTAATGATCAAGAAATAGGATCACTTGCAGATCATAGATTTCTTATGGTTGCAAAGGATGCTATGAGCTATCAAAATTTGAAAAATAAAAGACCTATTGTTCAAAAGAAAGTAGCAAATGCTCCAAAAGTCGTTAAAGCTGGTGTTGCAAAATCAAATACAAGTTCTGGTAGAGAAGGCATAAGAAATAAGATTGGCAAGTTACGTAAGTCTGGACATCTTAAAGATGCTCAGTCTGCAATACTTGACATGATTAATCTTAAATCTCAACAAAGGAAATAAACAATGGCACAACCAACAAATACGTTTGATACGTATGATTCGATAGGTGAAAGAGAAGATCTTTCTGATGTTATTTATAACATCTCACCTACAGATACGCCATTCCTAAGTTCAGCTGCAAAGACTAGGTCTACTGCAGTTTTACACGAATGGCAAACAGACTCTTTGGCATCAGCAGTTACTAACAATGCTGTCATCGAAGGGGATGAAGCAACTTTGGATGCTGTTACTGCAACAACTAGATTATCTAACTCTTGTCAAATTATGGACAAAACAGTTGTAATCACAGGTACGCAGGAAGCAGTTGACAAAGCTGGTAGAGCATCTGAGATCGCTTACCAAATTGCTAAAAAAGCTAAAGAGCTAAAAAGAGACATGGAAAGTACTCTTACTTCTAACAATCTTGAAGTAACAGGTTCAGCATCAGCTGCAAGACAGCTAGGTGCACTTGGATCTTGGGTAGTAACTAATGATGATTTAGCTTCAGATGGTGCTTCTGGTGCAGGTGCAGGAAATGCAGCTCACACGAATGGTACTCAAAGAGCTTTCACAGAGTCTCAATTAAAATCAGCAATTAAATCAGTATGGAACTCTGGTGGAAATCCAACTATGATTATGGTTGGACCTTTCAATAAGCAAAAATTGTCAGGTTTCACTGGTAACAGTACTAGATTTGATGCAGGTGCAGACGCTACATTATATACTTCTGTAGATGTCTATGCTTCTGATTTTGGTCAATTACAAGTAGTTCCAAATAGGTTCTCTAGAGATAGAGATGCTTATATTTTAGACATGGATTACTGGGGAGTAGCTTTCTTAAGAGACTTCACTATGCATGAATTGTCAAAAACTGGCGACTCTGAAAAGAGACAGCTTTTAGTAGAAGCAACTCTTGAATCAAGAAATGAAGCAGCGTCAGGTTCAGTAATGGATCTAACTACTTCATAATAATATAACTGTTTAGGCGAGTAACCTTTAATCTGCTCGCCTAGCAGCATTTCAAACAATTGAAGATCTGAGATAGGTTAGGATCGGAACAATTAAAGGAATATAATGAGAACATTAAACGACTATTTTTTAACATCTAAAATTACTAACATTAGTGCGTCAGGATCAACTTTTGTACCTGTACCTGATGGAGGTAAAGTAATTAAAATTATAACTAGCATTAAAAATGCAATATCATCTGCAAACGCAGCTCTTACATGGGAAATTGGTGGAACAGCTATGACTGGCTCTGCAATTACAGTTACTCAATCTGGATCTGCTGCTGGTGATGTAGATACATCAGAACCTACTGCAGCAAACGATGTAGCAGAAAATGGAACTATCGAAATGATAAGTGATGGTGGATCTTCAACTGCTTGCGAATGTGTAGTAACATTTGTAATTAGAAGATAATTAAATTGGATTAATGTTCCTGGAACGTTCTGGGAACACATCCTAAACAAAAGGAAAACAAAACATGAACTATGGATTAAGACATGGAACTGTACATAAGCTAACTTCTGGAAGTTCATCTTCTGCTAGTTCAGCTTTTTCAGCTAACATAGAATACATAAGAGTTGTAGGTACTATTGCTTGTCATATACATATAGCAGTATCACCAACAGCAACTACAAGTACTACTTACTTACCTGCAGGCGAAGTTGAAGTTATTAAAGTTTCAGCTGGAGAAAAGATTGCAGTATTAAGAATAGGTGGTTCTGATGGAGAACTATACGCTACTGAATTAACTGAATAATGGCTAGAGTAAGAGCAACCGAATGGAATGCTGATGCTACCAAGACTAAGTATATACAAGAGTCTGATGGTAAGCTAACTGTAAACAATCAGCAAAATCTCAATCCTTTAATGGAAAGAAATAAAAAACTTTATACATTAAATGATGGATATACAAAATCTAGAGAGATGAGAAGGGTTGCTAGTATACCACCTATTATTCTACAGATATGGACTAAAGAATATAATGGAACTAATAATTGGTGGGGATTACCTAAAGAAATTCAAAAAAAAATAATGAAAACTAAATTAAATAGTAGTGAGTTTAGATATTTTAGAACATCAGAAGGATCATTGTAATGGCATTATCAACATACGCAGAATTAAAAACAGGAATAGCCAATTGGTTAAATAGAACAGATTTAACTAACGAAATTGCTGACGATTTTATTAAACTTACAGAAGCAGATTTTAATGCAAAATTAAGAATCAGAGCTATGGAACAAATAGATACCATAACTATTGATTCAGAAACAGAATCAGTACCAACAGGATTTATAAGTGTAAGATCATTTTATATTTTACTATCGTCTAATAAATATCCTTTGGAGTATATTACACCACATAATATGTTTGAAATTAGAGGAGGTTCTAGAAGTGGTAGACCTAGGTCTTACACAATAGAAAGTGATGATGAAACAGAAACTTTCAGATTTGGTCCTTCCCCTGATACTAGCTATACTGGTTATCTATCATATTATAAAGCTATATCAGCTCTTAGTGCATCTAACACATCCAATTGGATGCTCGCAAATCATCCTGCAGTATATCTGTATGGATCTCTTTATCATGCAACTAACTTTTTAGGTGGAATAGATCAACAACAAGCACAGAATTGGTTAATGATGTATTCTACAGCTATGGAAAGATGCGAGAATAACGACAAACAAGATTCATATGGTGGAGCACCTGTAGTTCAAAGAACAGATGTTCAAACCGATCTATCATTTTATAGGAACAGATAATGGCAAGAATACCTTTAAGTAAAGCAAAAAAAATATTATATAAAACAAGAGGCGTTAAAAGCAAACATTTTCCTGAAGGTATGGAACGTGGATTTGCTATTGATGCTCATATGCAGGCTTTATCCTTACCAAAAGGAGCTTTTAGAAAAAAAGTTTTAAAAAAAACAAGATCTAAATTAACAAGTATAAATAGACAAGAAAAAAATCTATTTAAAAAATTAAATATTAAATTATAATTATGCAAGTACCTTTTGGAGAATGGCTACCTGATCAACCTGACCATGGGAAACAAGGAGCTAACGTAGCTACTAATGTTTATCATGCACATAATACTTATAAAAGATTTCCATCTTTAGTAAGTTATAGTACAAATGCTATTGCAACAGATTCTAGAGGAGCAGGTTCATTCAGAGATAATTCAAATACAGTTTATAACTTTGTATCTACAGAAGATACTATATACAAATTAACATCAGGAACATTTACTGATGTAGGTGCAGGAGGAACATTATTAACAAGCTCTTATGCTACTTGCACAATTACAGTTACTGATTATTCAAACATAGCAACTGATTCAACTCTTGTTCTAACAAAAAATGATGGAACAACAGTTACCTTTACTTGTCAAGGTGCTGGTACTGGAACACCTGCTACAAATAAATTTTTTCATAACGAATCTAACGATACCACAGCAGATAATATTTTTACTTGTATCAATGCTCATGCCGATTTTTCAGCAGCTAACCCAGCAGCTAATGTAGTAACTGTTACTAGAGCAGCAGTAGGTAGTGATAACCTTACTGTTACTTCTTCAGATACTACTAGAATGGCAGTTACAGATTTTACTGGTGGTACTCCATTAACTGGAGAAAGTACAGACTTTGGTACATTTACTCAATTTGGAGAATATGTAATTTTTAGTAATGGAGTAGATGCAGCTCAATATTATTTAATGGGAACATCAACTGGCTTTGCAAATCTTAGTACAATTGTTACTGCAGGTACAGCACCTATATTTAAAGTTTCAGGAGTTGTTAGAGATTTTTTAGTTACAGGTAATATAAGTGGTTCAACAAATAGAATTCAATGGTCAGGTATAAATGATATTTCTGCATGGACGGGTAAACAATCTGACTTACAAGATTTACCAGGTTCAGGTGGACAAGTTGTAGCCATAACCTCTGGAGAGGTTGGTTATGTATTTAGGCAGAATCAAATAATTCGTATGGATTATGTTGGTGGAACAGTTGTATTTAGGCTATCAGTTATATCTCCCAATAGAGGAGCTATATATGGAAGAACAGTTTGTCAGGATAATAGACAAATTTTCTTTTATGCTGATGACGGATTTTATCAAATAAATGGAGATCAAGTTCTTCCTATTGGTGTAGAAAAAGTTAATAGATTTTTTGATACAGATTTAAACAAAGCCTTTTCAGATAGAATTTGTGCAGCAGTAGATCCATTTAATCAGTTAGCTATGTGGTTATATCCTAGTGTAAATAATATAACTAATACAACAGGTATATGTGATAGAATAATTATTTATAATTATGCTACTAAGAAATGGTCATTAGGTAAAGTAGATGCAAGTACAATTTTTTCTCAGTTTGTAGGAGCTTATACAGTAGAATTAATGGATATTATATCTACAAATTTAGAAAATATTAATGCTTCATTAGATACAGATTTTTGGTCTGGTGGACAAATGTTATTAGGAGCAATAGATTCAGATTATAAAGCTGCAATCTTTGCAGGAACAGCTAATGAATGCGAAGTAGAAACTGCAGAATTAGAACCATTTCCTGGAATGAGATCTAATATAACAGGTGTTAGACCTATTGTAGATGCAACAGCAACATTAACTGTTAAAGCTAGAGAACGATTAGCAGATACAGAATCTGAAACAAGTTCAGTATCTATGAGAGATAGTGGAATAAATCCAGTAAGAAAGTCTGGAAGATATATAAGAGCAAATGTAAAAATTGCTTCAGGAACAGAATTTAATCATGCTCAAGGAATAGACCTTATAGCATCAAGAGCAGGAGTAAGATGAGTGATAAAATAGATATAAATAACGTTAGATATTCTATGGAAACACAAGAATACTTTCAAAGACAATTGGAAGCTAGTGTTAATGAATTAATAAATAAAAATAATACTGAAAGCGATAAGGCTTTTAGTTGGTTCATGAATTAAGGAGATTTATGGCAGGAACATATATAGGAAAATACGATACAACAGCAGCAAATAATACAGCTACTTCAACAGGTTCAGTATCTGTTGCAGAAGGTATGCTGCCATCTAATATTAATAATGCCTTTAGAGATTTAATGGCAGATATTAGGCAGTTTTATAATTCTGCTGAATGGATCGAATATGGAGATGGAGCTGGAACATATACACCAGCTTACGCATCTTCTACAAGTTTTACAATTGCAGGGGTTGATGTAACTTCAGCTTACCATGTTGGGCGTAGGGTTAAAGTTGTAGCCTCTACACCAGGAACAATTTATGGATCAATTACAGCTACATCATTTTCAACTAATACAACAGTAACAGTTGCTTGGGATTCAGGATCTCTTGCAAATGAATCTATAACTTCAGTACACATTGGAGCTATTAGTGCAACAAATACTTCATTACCTGAAACTACAGCTATAACTGGAGATTACACATTAGATGTATCAGGAGATATTATTTTAGATGCTGATGGAGATAATGTAACTATTAAAGCAGCAGGAACAACTACATTAGATATAGTTTCAAATGGTACTACAGATGTAACACTAGATGCTCCTGGCGATATTAAATTAGATGCCGATGGAGGAGATGTATTTTTTGTAGATGATGGTGTTACCTTTGGAAGTGCTACTAATACTTCAGGAAATTTAATCATTAAATCAGGCACAACAACTGCTTTAACATTTAGTGGAGCCAATGATACAATTGCTGGAGATTTAACTATCTCTGGTGATGACTTAACAATGGCAACCAATACTTCTGGTGCAGCTTTAATTGGAGATGGTACAAATTTTAATCCAGTTGCTATATCTGGAGACTTAACAATAGGCACAGATGGTACAGCAGCTATTGGTTCAGGTGTTGTAGTTAATGCTGATGTAAGTTCTTCAGCAGCTATAGCATTTTCTAAAATGGAAGATCTTACTGCATCAAGAGCTTTATATTCAAATGGTAGTGGAGATGTAACTGTTAGTGATGTAACAAGTACAGAACTTGGTTATTTGGATGGGGTATCTAGTGCAATTCAAACTCAATTAGATGCTAAACAAGCAACTATTACAGGATCAGCTACAACAATTGATACAGAATCTTTAACTGCTAGTAGAGCTATTATATCTAATGCTTCTCAAAAGATTGCAGTATCAGATGTAACGAATACAGAATTAGGATATTTAGATGGTGTTACTTCAGCAGTACAAACTCAGATAGATGCTAAAGCAGCAACAACTTATGTTGATGATGCAGTTGCTGGACTTAGAACTAGAATTGTTTGCGAAGCTGCTACTACAGCTAATATTGATACTACTGCTGACCTTCAAAATGGAGATACAATTGATGGTGTAACTCTTGCTACAGGAGATGAAGTTTTAGTTAAAGATCAATCTACTGATAGTCAAAATGGAATTTATACAGTTGTAGCGTCAGGTGCTGCAAGTAGATCAACTGAATATGATGCTATAGCAGAAATATCAGGACAAATGGTTGTTATTAATCAAGGCTCAACTAATGACAATACAATTTGGCTTTGCACAACTAATAGTTCAGCTACACTAGGATCTGATTCAATTACATTTACAAAAATTACTCCAGCTAATATAGGAGATGTTACTTTAACTGGAACACAAACTTTAACAAACAAAACATTAACATCACCAATTATAGATGGTAATGGAGCTGTTTTTGAAGGAGCTACAGCAGATGGTTACGAAACAACAGTAATACCTGTTGATCCAACAGCAGACAGAACACAATATTTACTTAACCAAACAGGATATGTTCCTCTATTGGCAGCAGTAACAACTACAACAATTGCTGCAACACCAGCAGAGTTAAATATTATGGATGGTGGAACTTCTGCTACTGGCACAACTTTAGTTGATGCTGATAGATTAGTTGTAAATGATAATGGAACTATGGTACAAGTAGCTTTATCAGATGTTAAAACATATTTAAATAGTGCTGGATATGTTACAGACGATCCAACAGCACTTGCTATAGCTTTAGGTTAATTAATAATAAAAGGAGAAAACACAAATGGCGAATACATTTAAAGTAGTTACATTTGCAGCAGAACCAGCTTCGGCAGGCACAGCGTATACAATGTATACAACGCCTTCAAGTACAACTACAATTGTACTTGGTTTAGTTCTTGCAAATATACATACTACATCAGTTACAGCAGAAGTAGAACTTGATAGTAATACATCTGGTGGTGGCAGAGGTGCTACAAATGGAGTATCTTTCTTAGTGAAAGATGTTACAATCCCTTCAGGGAGTTCTTTAGAACTTTTATCTGGTGGAAAAGTTGTTTTAGAAACAACAGATATACTTAAAATAGATTGTTCGGTAGCTGATAAGTTATCAGGCACATTGTCTATAATGGAGATAACGTAAGATGGCTTATATTGGCAAATCGCCTACAGCAGCACCTTTAACAAGTTCTGATGTAGCAGATGGAATAATATCTACAGCTAAAATAGCAGATACAGCAATAACTAATGCTAAATTAAATGCAGATATAATTTCAGGAGATACAGCTTTAGGAGCTGAACCAGCAGACACAGATGAATTTTTAGTATCTGATGCTGGAGTTTTAAAGCGAATGGATTATTCGTATATCAAAGCTGGTGATTGTGCTTTAATATCAACAACAACTATGAGTGGATCGGCTACTTCTGTGAATATAACAAGTGGTATAGATGGTACTTATTCTATTTATAGATTGTGGTATATTAATTTAAGTGCTGCAGGTGCTGGTAATACTGTATTTATGAAAATTTCTAGTGATGGTGGTTCATCTTTTATTGGATCAGGCTACATTCATACAGGATTTAGAGTTAATTATACTGGAAGTGCAACATCAAGTTCACTTCAAGGTGCAAATGGTGCTGTTCAAATTGCAAACAATCTTCCAAATTATGGTGATGCTACGACAGAAGGTGCTTGTGGTTATGTTGAATTTTATACACCAAATGTAAGTAGGAAACCAGTTTTTACTGGTATGTCTGCTCAATTTGCAGATGATGGCGATGCTGATGCTTATTACTGGGGAGGTCATTATGGAACAGCTACAACTTTTGATGCAATACAACTTTCAGCATCTAATAATATGCATGGAATACTAAAACTATATGGATACAAATAAATGAAAAAATTAATAATATCAAAAGAACATCCTGAAGGAAAATTAGAAGATTTTACTGCAGAAGATATTGCTGCAAGAGAAAAAGACCTTGAAGAAATTAAAAAAATAAAGGATGCACAAGAAAAAGTAAAAACAGACAAAACATCAGGAAAAACTAAATTAAAAAATCTTGGTCTTACAGATGATGAAATCAAAGCATTAACAGGAGCATAATTTATGGCATATATAGGAAAAGAACCAATAGTAGGAAACTTTCAAAAGTGTGATGCAATTTCCGTTGTTAACGGACAAGCAGCATATACACTACAAGTAAGTTCTACAAATGTAATTCCAGAGTCGGTTAATCACATGATTGTATCGCTGAATGGAGTTATACAATCACCAACAACAGCATTCTCTGTGTCAGGGGCAACTCTGACGTTTGTTTCAAACCTGGCGACAGGCGATGTCATAGACTTTGTAATACTATTAGGTAATGTTTTAGATATAGGTACACCAAGTGATGCAACTGTAACAAGTGCAAAACTTTCAGGAAATCTAGTAACACCAGGAACTTTAGATGTTAATGGTCAAGAATTAATATTAGATGCTGATGCTGACACAAGTATTACAGCAGACACAGACGATCAAATAGATTTTAAAACAGGTGGAACTGATAGAGCAGTAATTGATAGCTCTGGTAATTTACTAGTTGGTAAAACTTCAAGTAATGCTGGAGTGGCTGGTTGTCAAATAGAAGCTGTTGGAACTGGTGCATTTACAAGAGCTAGTGTATTTCTTATTCTTGTAAACAGATTAACTGATGATGGTAGTTTAATTACTTTAAGACAAGCTGATACTGAAGAAGGTACTATATCAGTATCAGGTTCAACAGTATCTTATAATGCTTTTACAGGTTCTCATTGGTCAAGATTTACAGATAACTCTAAGCCAACTATTCTAAAAGGAACAGTTTTAGAAACTTTAGATGAAATGTGTGATTGGTATAATTTAGAGTTTAATGACAATGATGGTAATCCTAAAAAAATTCCTCATGTATTAACTGATAGCCAATCTAATGGAGATATAATCACTTACAATCATAAAGGAACAGATGTTCAAGCAACAATAGTTAAAGAGGCTGACATTAAGCACATGATGTCAAAAGTATCAGACACCTCTGAAGCTAAAAATGTTTATGGTGTATTTAGTGCTTGGGATAATGATGGTGAAGGTTATAATGATTTTTATATAGCATCAGTTGGAACATTTGTAGTTAGAATAAAAGCAGATGAAACTATTGCTAAAGGAGATTTACTTCAATCCAATGGAGATGGAACTGCTAAAGTACAATCAGATGACAATGTAAAATCTAGTAGTTTTGCAAAAATATTATCAACAACAAAAATTGAAACTTATGAAGATGGTTCATTTATCGTTCCATGTTCATTAATGAGTTAGGAGTATAATAAATGGCAATAACAAAAATAAATAGTAGATCAGGAGCAGATTTAAGTTTATTAACAACAAATACAATTACCTCAGCAACAGCTTCTAGTGCTTTTTCAAGCACATATATAACATCTACTTATGATATGTATGAGTTTCATATTGTATACGCAACACCAGCTAATGATGATGTAAATTTATATATGTATATATCTTCAGATAATGGTAGTGCTTATTTATCAGGTATAGATCAAATGTCATCTAGAAATAG